TTTTGTAATCTGGCTTACTAGACTATGAGACGAGGCTCCTGCTGGTATATTCATGCAGAAATTAGACTATGCCCGGGGAGTTCGTGACGGACGGATTGATGATAAAAGTTTCCTTCCTATTCTCTATGAATTTCCTCAAGCTATTCTTGACAAAAAGAAACACCTGGATCCGAAGTATTGGTATATTACCAACCCAAACCTTGGTGCCTCCGTAGATGAGGAATTCATCTTACGTGAATATAAGAAAGCCGAGGAAGCAGGCGATGTATCCATGCAGGGATTCCTCGCCAAGCATCTCAATGTAGAGATGGGACTTTCCCTAAAATCACAACGATGGGCCGGAGCGGACTTTTGGGAAGCGGCTACAGGTGAGGTCACGCTTGAAATGATTCTTGAGCGGTCTGAGGTGGTCGTGATTGGAATAGATGGCGGTGGTCTTGATGATCTTTTGGGACCTGCCGTTATCGGCAGGGACGCAGAGACAAGGGACTGGTTACTATTCACTCGTGCCTGGGCTTACCCCTTGGCATTAAAGCGAAGGAAATCAGAGGCCCCAAAATACAGAGATTTTCAGAAGGACGGTGATCTGATTATTGTGGATGAGATCGGGCAGGATGTTCAACAGGTGGGCGATATTGTGATGAAATGTGAAGAGTCAGGCTTGCTTGACCGGCTCGGGGTTGACCCTGTTGGAATCGGCGACATTGTAGATGAGGTACAGGCGAGGGGTATTGAACTTGATCGTGTTGTGGGTATACCTCAGGGGTGCGATTAAATGGCGCTATTAAAACCCTTGAAAGACGAGTTGCTGAGAAGACAATCATTCATGGAGGGCAACCGCTTATGACGTGGTGTGTAGGAAATGCAAGGGTTGAACCACGAGGGAATGCAATTAGCATTACGAAACAGGCATCCGGGACTGGGAAAATAGATCCACTGATGGCGACATTTAATGCAACTGCCCTTCTTGCAATGAATCCCGAACCAAGGCGGGTTGTATCGGCTTATGAAGGTATGTCCAAGGATGAAATCTTAGCTGAGATGGCATTTTAGAAAGGAGAACCATGTCAGACCTACCCAACAAAGAACTATTCCGCCCTGATGAGGTAGCTGATTTTTATTCAGTTGCAAGATCAACCGTCTATGTCTGGATAGAAACAGGGAAGTTAGAGGCGGTCAAGGTGGGCGGTAAATTGCTTCGCATCCCTCGTGAGGCATTAGAAAACTTAGAAAAACCCTTCATAGAATAAACCTTCCATTTAGTCCATTCTCTTACAAGACAACCTCCATTTTTTCTGCCATAATCCCACTGTGATTAAACTAATTAAAAGAATCTTGGGTGGCATTAGGGCTTTCCCTTCAAAGGTTTACGCGGCTTTTGATATCCGAGATGCCCTTGTATTCGGTGGGCTCGGAATGCTTGGGTATGGCCTCTATTTGAAGTGGGGTCAATGGTTAGCGTTCATGGTGTGCGGGATACTGCTAATGATAATCGGCTATCTGATGAAGGATAAGTAATGGGATTAGTCTCTAGGATGTTAAAACCAAAGGCTCTAAACTCTCAAGAACTGGAGAAAATGATCTTATCTACTTTTGGTGGCGGGTCAACCTCTTCCGGCGTGTCTGTTTCAAGTGATTCAGCAATGAGACAGGCAACCGTCTATTCCTGCGTCAATGTTCTTTCCCGCGTAATAGGAATGCTTCCTTGCCACTTGATGGAAACTGATGGTAAGACCCGTACAAAATTAATTGATGATCCCCTTTATCCCCTCTTGCATGACCAACCTAACGAATGGATGATCGCTCCGGAGTTTTGGGGTATGGGAATGAACCACCTTGCCATGAGGGGTAATTTCTTTGCTCTGAAAAATAGAGGGTTCAGTCTTACCAGCCCTGTTAAAGAATTAATTCCTCTCGCTCCTGGAATTGTGAATAAAGTTCAACAGGATGAAAAATACCGGTTGCTTTATACCTTGAAATATCCAGATGGAACTTTAATAGATGTTCCGGCCTCTCAAATCATGCACTTGCGTGGAATGACAATCAATGGTTTTATGGGAGTCAATCCTATCCAATACATAAGGGAATCCATTGCCCTTGGACTTGCTTCAGAAGAGTTTGGGGCGCGGTACTTCGGAAGTGGTACACATCCTGGAATAGTGGTTGAACATCCAAACAAAATTGACCCTAAAGTAAAAGCCGATCTTAGAAGCTCATTGACTGAAACATACAGAGGCCTTGGCAAATCTCACAGGTTGATGCTTCTTGAAGATGGGATGAAAATGCAGAAGGTTACTATTGACCCCAAAGATTCACAATTTATTGAGCTTCGTAAATATCAGAAGGCAGAGATTGTGGATATCTTTTTTGGCATGCCTTTAACAATTCTATCCTCGGAAGACAAGACCCCGACTTATGCAAGCGCGGAACAATTCTCAATCGGATTTATTATCTATGCGTTAATGCCGTGGATTGTATCCATTGAAAAAGCAATCTCTCGTGATTTAATACCAACGGCGAAAAGAAAAATACAATATGCTAAGTTTGTAGCGCAGGGATTGCAGAGGGGATCATTCAAGGAACAAATGGATTCTTTCGCGGTGGGAATTGATAAAGAAATACTTAATCCGAATGAATGTCGGGAGTTGCTTGACATGAATCCATATGAAGGTGGGGACGAATACAAAACCAGGACAAGCACTATGAAGGACACAGGAGGAGCTGCAAAATGAGACTTTCCTATCGAAACGAACTAAACGCAAAGATAATCGCTGGAACTTACAATAAACCTCTTGATAAGCCCGATTGGTACACTATCAAAGCTGTTTCCGGGGAAGAGGCTGAAATCTTTATCTATGATTATATTGGTTGGCCTTATAACGATGCGGGTGAGCTGGCCAGGGCAATGGCTGACATAAAAGACACTCCGATTCTTGCTCGGTTAAATTCTCCCGGAGGTGATGTTTTTGATGGGATTGCGATCTTGAACGCATTTGCAAACCATCCAGGCGGTGTAACGGTAAGAATTGAAAGCCTTGCGGCGTCGATTGCCTCGGTTCTAGCGATGGGTGGGCGTAAAGTCGAGGCATATCAAAACACAATGATGATGATTCATAATTCTTGGGTGATTGCGGCAGGAAACCGTAAAGAACTTATCGAGATAGCTGATATTTTAGAACAAATTGACGAAAACATGGTTGATGCGTACACAGGAAAAACAAAACTTGGGAAACGTGCAGTCAGAGACATGATGGCCGCAGAAACGTGGATGAATGCAAAAACCATGAAGGAAAAAGGATTTGTAGATGAAATTCTAAAGTCAGGGCAGGGTGTAAAGGCTGAATTTGACTTGTCCATATTCGATAATGTGCCTGATGAATTTATTTCCAATACGGCTGATGCCGGGGGAAATTTAACAAGAAAAGAAACGGAGCGTGCCCTGCGAAATGCGGGTGCGAGTCGTGACTATGCGCGGGCTGTTGCAGCGAAAGGCGCGACAGTTAGCGAGATTGATGTTGAAATGGTTACAGAACTTTTAAAACTAAAAATGCTAATAGGAGGAAATTAAAATGGCAGACGAAATTAAAGACCTTATTAAGGATCTGGGAACTACCTTTGAAACTTTTAAGGCTGAGAATGATAGCGACTCAAAGAGATTGAGGCGAAAGGTCATGCTGATCCTTTACTTACAGAGAAAGTGGAGAAAATCGAGGCAGACATGGCTAAGATTGTAGAAATGAAAGCGCAACTTGAAGCCCTTGAAACGGTGGCTGGGCGCGGTGCCTTTGGTGGCGGAACTTCCGAGATCGATAAAGCCAAAGCAGAATACAAGACCGGCTTTGAGAGTTGGTTCCGTAAAGGCGTGGAAGCGAACCTTGCAGAGTTAGCAGTTCAGGCGAACGCTTCTACCCTCGATGATACGGCGGGCGGGTTTACTGTACCTGAAGAAATGACAGCCACAATCGACCGCGTTGCCGGGACAGTTTCCGCAATGCGTGGACTTGCAACCGTGATGGGTATCGGGACTGACACCTATAAGAAACTGGTAAATCAGGGCGGGGCCTCGACTGGCTGGGTTGGTGAAAAGGGAAGTCGCGCTGAAACCGATTCTCCGAGTTTGGTAGAAATCGCAATCAACACCAAAGAGATTTACGCGATGCCTGCCGCAACTCAGAAGCTTCTTGATGACAGCTATATTGACATAGCTGCATGGCTCGGTAATGAGGTTGCTATTGAGTTTGCAGAAGAGGAAGGCGATGCCTTTATTAACGGGAACGGTGTGGAAAAGCCGAAGGGTCTTGATGCATACACAAAAATTACAAACGCTTCTTATGCGTGGGGGAAAATGGGATATATCGCCGGTGGTCACGCTACCCTACTGAACAACGCTGACAAACTGGTTGACGTTACCGATGGTCTCAACTCGATATATCTTAACGGATCGTCTTGGTTGATGAACCGTACAACTAATGGCGTTATCAGGAAATTCAAAGACGGCGAAGGTAATTATATCTGGAGACCGGGCCTTGAGGCTGGTGCTCCGAATACTCTGTTGGGTTATCCTGTTGTTACGGATGACAATGTGGAAGATATCGGAGCTGGGAAATATCCCATCTACTTCGGAAACTTCAAACGGGCTTATTTGATTCTTGATAGGTTTGGCATTCGAGTTCTGCGTGATCCTTATTCCTCGAAGCCTTACGTTTTATTTTACACGACCAAAAGAGTTGGCGGCGGGATCGTAATGTACGAGGCAATCAAGACGCTGAAGATTCACACGAGCTAAATTAACCGGGGGCTGAAATATGCCCCCTTCAATAAATTTAAGGAGGTAAGATACGATGAAAGACCTTTATAATAACTTGGCTTTTACAAAAGTGCTAGATCCGGTTTCATTAACTAACGGTGGCAGCATGGAGACTGTTGTGGATCTTGCTGATTTCAATAGTGCTGTTGTGATTTGGCACTGTGGGGTGTCAGGTGCCGCAGATGGGACGGATTATTGGACCTGCACACTTCAGCATGCCGATGACGACGGGACAGGCTCGGCTGGCGATTACGCAAACGTAGCGGCCAAGGATGTCCTTGGTGTAACGCCCGCAACTGGGGTTGTTTTCACGATGAATGACGAATCAGACGAAGATTCGCAGGTTTACTCCTGCGGGTATGTTGGCGGCAAAAGGTACCTAAAAGTAAAACTTGACGAATCTGGCACCGGCCCGACAATGCTTCAGAGCGCGATGGTCATCAAAAGCCATGGCTTGGACGTACCGGCTATTTAATTTAACCGTCTCTTAAATGAGTAGGGGGGCGGGGCTTCTCCGGCCTTGCCTCCTGCAACCAACGGAGAATGGAGGATTGAACAATGGCAGACGAATCATATCAACCTAAAGTATATAGAGAACAAGGCGGCGCACGCCAAGTTATAGCATCAGGTGGATCGCTGGACGTAGAATCAGGCGGTGATCTTGATATAGAAACCGGCGGCGCATTTAAACTGGCAGGCACACAAGTCTATCCCACTGTAACAGCAGAAGTCTTATTCACTGAGGCAGGAGCCGGAACCTACACCGGAACGATTGCCCTTCCTGCGGGTTCACGGATTATTGACATAGGCGTGGATGCAACCGCTGTATGGACTGCTGGAACTTCAGCAAGCATGATCGTAGGTGATGCTAGTAATGACAATGGCTTTTTTGAGGCAACCAATCTGAAGGCAACCGCGCTTCTCGCCGGCGAAATCAATAACATTGAACATCCTGGTGGGTTGGCTGGTGCTTATATTGTGAGTGAACAAAGGAAACTCTATTCGGCAGAAGCGCGGAACATAATTGGTGTAGCTACTTCGGTAGGTGCAGGGACGGCAGGACGTACAAGAATGTATGTATGTTATGCAACCCCGACCGCAGGCGCAGCAGTTAAATCGTAAAAATTAGGGGGACGGACTCCTTTTCCGGTCTGTCCCCTCTCCTAAAAAGTAACGGAGGATATCATGGCAGTAATAAGAATAGGATCACTCGAAAACCGATTCATTGGACTTTCCACAGATACCAAACCCGCGACGAACACACAAAACGGCGGCACGTTCTTTGAGTTCAACACCGGCCTGATGTGGATATATAATGGCTATGCTTGGGTTCCCAAGTCTTACATGCCGGAAACTACTGTAAATTATAAACAGATATCACTTGCTCAAGCAGCCGCCACGTACGATGTAATGACTGCAACAGCACAAGCATTGTTTATCGATGCCGTTATTATCCATGTTCCGGATAACCTTTCAGCGGTAGCCACCTTTACCGGGATTACAGTTCAAACGGATGATGTCGCTCCCATTGAAATACTTGCGGCTGCGGATGCTGTGAAGGCCAAACTAACAGGGAACTTTTATTATGTTTATACAGGTCCTACAGTTACAGCAGCTGCGAAAAAGATTCAGTTGACCATTACCGGGGCCAC